AAGTGGGCTTCTTGGAATACCAAGCGAACGAATAACTTGGAAGACCTTTGGAGTGACAGCGCAATAGACGCTACCAATAGCAACATCATTCTCCTGACAAACAACGAGGTAATCCTCAATTGCTTGGAGAATAAGAAGTCCTTCAGTATCAGTAGCTGCGGCTGGAAGACCTGCAGGAGTTGCTGCAGCCTTAATCTGGGATGGTACATGGAATGCAGCAGCTGCAAGACCACGAGGATCTTGTGATTGAGCTGATAATGCACCAGCTGCTACAAGTGCCATTACAATCTGGCGATCACGGGTATTAGCAAGGGTGAGTCCAGCCTGACGAGCCAGCTCAGAGCGGTAATCCCACTGAGTAACGAGCAAGTCAACATTGTCGGTTTCAAAGTGAGCAGCCATAGGACGCTTATCAAGATTAACCTTGATAGTGGTAGCAGATGAGTTTGTTGTACCACTAAAACCACCAAGTTCAATACCAGCATTCCACGATGCATTCAAACCAACAGTACCCGTAATTGGGAATTCCCATGAGTATCCACCAGTAAGAGTCTTGTTAGTAATCATGTTTTCAAACATATTGAATTGATCATATGCATTGATTACTTCGCCAGACCAAAGTGGGAGCCAAAGCTTATTAAGCGAAAGGTTTCCACCCGAAGTATTATCTCCAACTGCAGTGCGCGGAAGTGTAAAATCAGCCGCAATAATATTTGTACTATTAAAAGCCATTGTAATATTCTTTCTTAAAAAAGATCATATCATTCATATCAAATTGTAAGACAAAAAGTTCTCAACCGTTCGATTATTCCTAAGGGAGTCTTTTGTTGAGTGAGTTTAGCCAAGGGTCATCCATTACCATAAAGGGGGATTTACCCTTTGGCTAACCTCAGTCGATCCGCTGTCTTGTTACGGATTATTTGGGTAATTTTTCAAAGTTAGTACGCATCATCCGCTGCTCAACATATGCACGATACTTAGGATCGTTGTTAAAGCCCGGATGATTACGCTCTGCAGAGAACTCTCGCTTAGTTTGATAAGCGACAATACCCTGCTGAGTCGATGCAATAGGGATCTGCCCTCTTGCGGTTGGCTTGGGTTCTGCACCCTTGCTTGTCTGTGTGGTCTTAGCATACTTAGCCTGAAGCCCATAGAGGGCTACATCCCAAGATGCCGATGCTAGGTTCTGATTGACTGAAGCCTGTTCTGCAGCACTGAGATTTTTGCTAGCCCAGACAAAGAGTTTACTCAACTCTTCCCGACCACCAACTAACTCAGATGCCTTAGTATAAGCCATCTCAATCTTAGCCTTCTGTCCCTGCATATATTCATTAACAACATAATCAGGAAGACCAGTCTTCTTCTTAATGACTTCCAATGTCTCAGGCGAGAGATCATTGTTGGCCGTGAACTCAATGGTCCACTGCTTCCAATCATCTGAGGATGCCGGGTTGTTTTCTACCTTGGCTACCTCTTCAACCTTGTTCTCTGGAATCTTTAAGACCTCTGGTAACAAAGGAATTACTTCCTTCACAGGTTCTACCACAGGTTGTCCCGTAACTGGATTAGTAGTTGACGGGGTTGCTTCATACTTCTTCTTCAGGTCTGCGACTTCTTGTCGTGACTGTGTGTATCCTTTTTGAGCAGTCTTTAAACTCTCAAACCAAGCTCCGGCATCCTTGAAATTCTCAGGGACAGCCATACCTTGGTTTCTTACATAAGCATCAAAGGCTACTTTCTCACGAGCAAGCTGAGCATCCTCTGGAGTCGATGTAAGAGATTGTTCCGAAGACATGACTGGAGTCTCAGGGGATTGTTCCATCATATCGGGAGTCTCTTCATTCATATTGTGTATCTTTCGTTAAATTTAATAAGGCTTCTTCTTAAGTGTTTTCTTCTTAGCTACCATAGCGGCTTTCTTAGCCATCATTGGGGAGACTGCCTTCTTTGGTGCAGTCTTTTTCATTGGGTTCTTCATTTGGTTTTTTCCTTTCTTATGCGAATACGCGATAGGGAATCGCTGGTGCGGGATCAACAACAGGAAGCAACTCAATCTGTTCTTCCGTCATCTCAAAACAAACACGGATGTTTGTATGGAATCGTGAGTCAGTTGTGCCGGGTGTAATAACAACACCTTCTTCGTCTGTAATTGGTGACTTTGAAATTGAGCCGATATAATCAATAGCAACTAAACCAGTAGGGACTAAGGTTGTAACACCTTCGTCTACTTGTTCAGCAAGAATACCTGCAGCTACGAGAGCGGCATCAGTTTCTTCTTTAGTATCTGTTCGTAATTGATAATCCATGATATCTTTCTTAGGAAACAATTGTTGTTAGTTGGGTAGGTGTGAATTCGGTTGGATAGAACACAACACGCTGAACACTACTATTAAGCCAATCACGGCTTCCAGCAGGTGTGCCAGAAGTAATAGTTCCATCACTGCCAATATATAAAACTTCTTTAGTATTCATACTACCAGCACCTGTTATTAGATTACTTAAACCAGTTGTGTTTAAAGCACCTCTCATGGCTGGACCATTAAAAGCAAATGCTGCTTTGTTGTTTTCTTTTCTTGTGGTTGCGCCTATTATAGTACCACTAAAGAAATTAATATTAGTCCAAATACCAACAAACATACCTGTACCAATACTAGATTCTCCACAAGATGCCATTATAAGTTTTCCGGGGGAATAATCTCCAAAGCCAACTGGTACTGGATTTCCCATTGTTGTACTACTTGCTTCAGGACGATCAAACTCCATATAGAAAGTACCTGCAGGATTAAGTGTGTTATACCATGAGGTAAAGTTTGAACCAAATAAATAACAACTTTCTAGTGATCTGGTTAGAGCACTTGCAACTGTTGGTAAATAAGTAGTAGCTCCTGATGCTGCCTCTACCTGAGCACCCCATGCATAAATAGTAGAGGCATTTGTATTCTGTCTATTAGGATAAATATAAAAAACTAAACTACTAAAACTAACTGGAGAAGCAGTGGCATTTGTAAACACACGAGTAACACTTACTCGTACCCAATCTAATACTGATCCAAATGTAATATCAGCATCTGCACCAGCACCACCAGCAATAGTAACTAAATCATTATCTGTTCTTGCTTGATAACGTGTTCCAAAAGCTGTCGCACCTTGATCAAAAATACCGATAGAAGGAACTTGACCGTTAGTTTCTACTCTTAACCACACAGATGCAGTAAGATATTTTGTTGAGTTAGCAGGAATAGTAAATGTAGGTATTGGAGTTTGATTAACAACTACATACTGATATCCACTTTCTTTAGTAATTTTACAAGCATTATTACCACCTGAGGGGTCTGGTAATAAAGTATCTTGTGATTTAGTAATACCTCCTGAAGCACCCCAATTACCAGCATACAATACACCAGAGTGTAAACTAAGATTTTCTGTGGGTTGTTCTATTAATATACCACGGGGTTTGGTTGTTCGGCTAAAAGCACCAATGGTTGTTGTAGGGATATAAGCAGTAGCATTACCACTTGTTACATATTCAACTTGTATACCATAAATAGATATATCAAGTGGATCTATAAACCCTTTTAAAGTGATTTCAGTTATAGCAGATGGTGCTATCTCATCAATTCTTGTCCATGTTGTTGGTATTGTAACAACAGCTGAAGTACTAGAACTTGATTGTAGTATACAAGTTTGTGCAGTAACTACATTTGATTTCACATAAAATGAAATTCTTATTGGTTTACCAGAAATAAGTGGCACATTAAGAGCTTGTGTTATACCTGCAGCAGCATTGCTTGATGTAATTCTTGTAGCAGTACCACTGAATCCGGGTGGTGCTGACTCATAAGCAGCTGTAAGAGTTACAGAGTGTGTACCATTTTTTTGCGCCCAAGGTGTACCTCCTGCTATAGTAAAGTTATTAGATTGTTTAATATAATTAGCACGGCTTGTTACAACTGCATTATTAAATCGAGGTTCTTGATAACTAGCTGTTGTAGATGTATTTGGAAAGTAGTTAGTTCGTGGAACAACGGTTCCATATTGAAGCTGTGGGCGAGCAAATGTTATTGATCCGGTTTTATTAAAACTATTACAACCAGTACCAAAAATAATATTGTTGCCACCTGTTCCAGTAGTTGTGGCTGTTACTGTATAAAGACCAACATTGGAAACAACAGTCAACGAATTTATTGCACTTGTGACACCAGAAGTATTTGTGTAATAATAAGTCTGCCCGGTAAATCCAAATCCTGCTCCCATCATATCACTAACGCGGATGTCTGTATTAGTTAATGCAGTAACTTCTATTGAAAACGAAATAGGCAGTCCTGCATTAAGCCCTAATGTTTGTACCCAAGTGGCTATACCTGCAACGCTGGCAAAGGTAACCGTATTATTTCCATTAATTGTTACAGAGGGAGAGCCACCAGTAGTTCCTTGAGTCCAGTTAGATGCAGTTAGCATAGTGCTGTTTCTAACTTCATTAGCCTCTGCATATTGTACAACACCTGCTGTATTAATTAAGGTTGCACTAGTAAGACGGCTAAAGGTTATTCCCTTAGCTGTTAGATTTGCACCACTAGTCATAGCTGTAAAATCTAAATCTAAAGTAGGTGCAATATAGTTAGGATCTGTAATTTGTTGTAGCTGTAAATTAGAAAGCCGTCTGGGAATACACTGTAATTTTTGTATTCTAATTGGATTAAAGGATCCAGAAACTGCTGATGAGTTACCAATTTGCAACCATTGACAACCAGAACTAGTACCAATTGTTCCTGATGTTGCTGTTGTAACAACACCATTTACTGCTCCACTTGGGAATGTACTTCCATCTTGAGCAATTGCTACTTTAAGATTAGTATTTGTAAGAGCGTAGTTAGCAAAACAGTTAAGTCCACTAGCCCCTAGTTCAATACTTGTTCCAGAAAAATCACGGAAATCTACTCGTACTGCTCCAGCAGTAGTGCGACCATAAAGTGCTGCTGGGTATACATTACCAACTCGTGCAAAGCGGTCATATTGTATTAAATAAGTATATGCCGTATTACTAGATGCATTGGCTGTAAAATCATCAACACTAAATTCTGTTGGTTTTGAGTTTGCAGCACTTGAAGCAGATGTTATAAAATCTGCGGGTCTTGTTACAGCACTTGCTCCCGTAGGGATATGAGCAGTTGCAATTGATCCAAGTTCTAATTGTGCGCCCCACATAAGAAAGGTTGCAGCAACACCCGGACCCGGAACAGAACTTCCTGCACCCAAATTACGCTGATCAAGATCTATTTCAACAACATCAACAGCATTAGTTGTTACAGAAACAGAAAACCGTTGCCAAGTAGTTGTAACATTAGCAATAATCATATTACTATTGGTGCCATCTATTTGTCTATTTACACGCATACCTACTTGTTGTGGAGTAGCTGCTTTTAAATAAACACTAAAAGTATAAGTGCCTATTGGTTGTGTACTAGCAGTTTGTTGTGCATGATATGAACTTGAGGTCATGATCAGCTGCTTAGGAATTGAAACACCATCTGGAGCTAATCCACTGCCGTTAGCTGGTGCTGTTATGTTTGTTGCTCCCACCCACAACTGAGGATCAGCAGAGTATCTACATAGGTTTATTGCTTGCCCTTCAATCAACAATCCCCTTGGTTCCCCAATGTTTGAAGTGCTGTAGTCAAACCGAGGGGCGTGATATGCTTTGTCAATTGGACTTGCAAAATAAGTTGGCTGAGCAATATTTCCAGGAACACATCTAGGTTGTGAAAACTCACAAGTAGCATTAGCAACATTGGTGCCCGTACTGCCAATACCTATACGAATATCATTTACAGTTCCCGAAGTTGTTGTAAACACTGCTGTAATTAAACCCGGTGATGCTGTTATATAAGGAGTAACGGGACTACCATTGAGATAGTACTGTGAAACTACGGCAGTTCCAGTTGGTGTTATTGTGTTTGCATAGTGTTGTCCAGTAACTTCAGATACATATACACTAAATGAGTATGTAATGCCGGGAGTAATGTTTACTGCACAACTAGTGAATTTTTGTAGTGCTGTAGCACCTGTAGTAACTCGTCTTACACCCGGAGAAGGAGTACTTGCATCCCAAGATCCACTACTTGTCCAATTTGTCGGTGAAGATGGTCCAACTAACGCGCTATTGACAACTAAATTAGTATTTGCATATGCCACATACCCTTGTGAATTTACAAAGGTTGCAGTACCCAGTCTATTAAATATTAATCGTGGATCAAGTATACCCGTAGTAAAATCTAAATTCAATGTAGAACCATCTCCTCCTTCTATAGGAAGCAAACGATTCCGTTGTGTCCTCCATTCAGGAGGATCTAAAGTCCATGTTCGATTACGATGCATTACATTGCTCCATAGAAAGCATTACCACCTGTTGCTGAACCACTACCTGTAGCAAAATATTCAATTTCAATTTGCTCACAACCTAAGGTATCAACAAGGATAAAAGCTGTTGAACTAACTGATGTTGCATTATAAATTTTAGCATCACCTTGTGTTTTGTTAATAGTGGCTGCTGGGAATAAAGCAACAGTGTTAATGGTGACTGAAGACGCACCTAAAGCTGCTATTGAACCATAGAATAATAACTGTGGTACATACCATGTAGTAGCACCAACAATTGATTTATTCCAACCAGTTACCCGAATAGTTTGTGCAGTTGCTGCTGTTGTTAATGGAATAATTTTAATGTAATTTAAAGTTGAAGCAGCTACTACAACACTATTGCTATTTGTTGGTGCCGTAGTAGTAGGCAGGTTATTAGGAATAGTTGTAGTATTGTTAGGTATATTTGCTGTTGGCGCAAGAAGAATCAGCGGCTCTTGCACAGTCTTTAACTGTGACATTGTGTGTGTATGAATCATTGTTTTTTATCTTTCTTTGGGTACACTATCTTTGTAGCGTCTTTGCCCGTGCATGTGGTAGTCTTACCACAGTTACATTTGTATGTTTTTTTTGCCATGTTTTACCAAGTAGAGATTGCTACACGCTTCCAAGTGTTGGTAGCCGTGCAGACATAGATGTAGTTGGTGTCGTGAACGATGTCCCCCTTGGTGCCTGTTGCTGTAGCAGAGGCTGGGGTCTTCTGAGTGGCAACTGATACGGTGTCACCTGTAATCAGCAACGAGCCAAACAGTTTGGTGGATGTTGTTGCAGTTACGCCGATGACAGTTGTGTTAGTTCCAAGCCCAACTGCGCCCTTGCCGATGACGATTGAGTTAGTGTCACCGACAGCGGCAACATCGGATTCAAATCCAATGACTACATTGTTGCTGCCTGTAGTAAGCAAGTCACAAGCGTAGCCACCCAATGCCGTATTACCCGCGCCTGTTGTTACTGCACCAAGCGAGTGTGCGCCCACAGCAGTATTGTTAGTTGCTGTTGTGGCAGCATCCATAGCGTTACTACCGATTACAGTATTTCGGTGTCCTGAACAACTAGCACTTAGTGCCACATATCCGATTGCGGTACATCCGTATCCATTATTGCCATATCCTGCACTTGCTCCAATAGCAACTAAGAATTGACCGCCTACCTTATTTGCAGCACCTGCCGCAGAGCCGATAGCCGTAAGACCACCACCAAGATTGCTTGCACCAGCATTAAAACCAATTGCAATGCAGTTTGCGGCGTTGTTGGAAGTTCCTGCATTGCCACCTACAAAAACATTGTTTACGCCTGTGTTAGAAACTCCTGAACCGGGACCAATGGAAACTAGATTATTGGATTTATTTTGGTACGCCGCTTGATACCCAAACGCTAATACTGTGCTACCCGTGTTTACATCTGCCGCTTGAACACCAATAGCAGTAACAGATGTTCCCGTGTTGTTGCCAAGCGCAAGCCGACCGATTGCAATATTGGTATCGAAGTCTCCCGCACCACGACCAATCTTGTGTCCGTTGATATAGGAGTCTTTAGCAACACCCACACCACCCGCAACAATGACTGCACCTGTAGCAGATGATGTCGATGCGGTTGTAGCAGAGAAAGTGTTGAGTGCAGTCCATGTATTGGTATCACCTAATGCAACACCGCCCCCACCAGCCACGCTTGCTGCTGCCCATGCGCTTCCATTCCATTGGGGTACTTGATTTAAAGTAGCTCCACTTTGCGTTAAATTGGATAATGTGTGTGTATGTGTTACCTCTGCTTTTTCTTCTAACATTGCTTCAAACTTTGTAGTTTGAACTTTAGTTTCTAAAGCAACTGTAAGTTCAGTTGTTTTTTTTAAAGAAGAAGACAACAGAGTTTGTAGTTTTTTATTTAATAATTGCTGCTGTTGTAAGGCTTTACTTGAACTCATTACTTACATTTTCTATTTTTAGGACATGATGTCTTAGACTTACCGGGTCCACCCCATAGGTCTTTGCATGCCCAGTATTTAGCAGTGAGTTTATTACTTGCGGAATCACACTTATGTCTAGCCTTGAAAGACTTACGAGCTTCAGGACTATAGTTGTTACCATAACCTGCTGCCCCATAATGAATGATCTTTTCTTGTCCATTAGCACAAGCCTTTACTACCCGTTTCTTATTCGGGTTAGGAGACTTAGTGGGTTTGTTACAAGACATGCTAGCTTTATTAACTTTCTTAGCCATTAGGTTGTCCTCCTGTAAATGCAGACATGTCAGCACCAGAGTTCTGAAGAACATTCATGATACCTTGTCCACCATTCTGTGCGAGATCTTGTTGTCCTGCCTGTGCCATGATGTTACCCATTGCTCCAGCAGTTGCCTGTGTGGAAGCCTGAGCCATCTGCTGCTGAGCCTGTTGTTGTTGCATCATCATTTGCTCTTGCTGAATATCTTCAGCTGAGCGTACCCAATTACGGGCATCAAAGCCAAGAGAAGTAATCAACGCTCTAGCATACTCTTCCCATTTAAATGCAGCGGCTGCTTGCTCAGGTAGATTGCGAACCATCTCGCCCATCTGCATAAGCTTTTGCAAATCAGTGTCACGACTTAGGGCTTGAAGACCAGTAATTACTTCAATAGATAATACACCTTCATCATCAAAGAACTGTTCATACATTCTTGTATCAAGTTCTTCGTTTTCAATCATTAAAAATACAGATCGCTTGACAATTGGTTCCATGAGATCTCTAGCGATAGCACTGAATGCTCCACCTAAGACTGTCTCAAGTTCAGAACCAATCATACGAACAGCGGTAGCAGTTACGCGGTCACCACTTGGTAGTGAGGAGGCAGACATTAAGAATGCCTGACCAATTTCTCTACGCATAGTTTCAACAGCGGTCTGAGCGGCTGAAATCTGTGGGTTCATTGTCTGTGATGGTGACAGTACAAATACATCTGCTTGTCTCACGGGAATCCATGAGCCATTGGGTGCATCAGCAACATCGTCTACCTCAGTAATACCAGATGGATCAATGCCCATCCAGAAGGCTGAGGCTGCTGCCATGCCATCAAGCAATGCTTTAGTATAACCATCAAGACTTGATAGGTCGCCTAGGATATCTTCGCAGTGCGATCTCCCGTAGTTTTCTCCGGGTATGCCGTACCACCGTAGTACCGTCACAGGACATACTTCGTAGACACCGCTTGTCAGTAGGTTCCCATCGCCGTCTTCCTTTGTGTACTTCCATAGATTGTCCTCCTTGAGATATTGACAATATGTTTTTTTGTAACCTCTCTTAGCGGATTCGGGTAAAGAGAAGTGAGGACTAATTGCTTCTGGATCTACAAGATCATATTCAATATGAATAATTTCATTGACATCTCCAGCAACAGTACGCTGTACAGCATAGTTATCTAGACGAGTAACTCTAAACTTAAAGTCATCCATCTCATGTACTAAACAATCTCCAACTACAATTAAATTTTGTATTGTTTGAAAGATTGTTTCTCTTAGGTTAGTACCAATAAGTTTGCGATAGACTTGATAACTCATAGTCTCAAGATACTGTCCAATTTCTGCGGTTGGTTCTACACCAGACCGAAGACCAAATTTAAAAAAGGGTGTGTCATTCAATGGCATCATTGCTGATAGCATTCGGCTAGCCAATGAAGTCACACCTCTCGCACCAACAGATGATGTGGGCTGTGGTAGTTCCATCTCTTCCGTCCAACCCGAAGGTGGGAGAAGACTTGGAACAGTTAGTGCGGCACATAGCCGAGCACGGTATAGTTTAGATGTTCGCATTGCATCTAACATTCGGAAGCGTTCAACAAGATTGTTTGCCATTTACACTCCTTTATGTAGATACACCATTGTATAGTGCGGAATAAAAATCTAATGCTTTAGCGTTATCACCTTGAATACCTCTAGTACCTTGTGCTTCAGCTTGTGACTGAGCTTCCATAATTGCTTCTTGTTCTGCAGCAGTGGATGTTTGGACTGCTGCTTGCTCATCTGCCTTGGTTCTAGCCATAGCAACAGCTTCTCTAGCAACACGGCGAGTCTCAGAATCTTCTGCTGCTTTTCTACGCTCTTCTTCCTGTTCCTTTTGGAAGGCGCGTTCGTCATCCATCAGTTTCTTTTGTTCAGCATATGACATACCACCACTAATCCTAGGGCTTCCACCCATATTACTTGCCTCCTTGCTGTTGCTTTAGCACAGCTTTTAATTTGTTTACGACTTCTATTTGCCCTGCTCTAAATGCAGATCGTCTTGCAAACTTGCTTTCTTCACAGTCAGCATCGTATTCAAGGGGCTTGTATAGTTCTTCCAGAATTTTTATCAGGTCTGGGTCTATTCTCGGATACTTTTCTGATTTCATTTCTTAACTCTTCTATTTGAATATACAGATCTTTGATTAACTGTTTAACTTCAGGTAGATCTATTGGGGTAGATA